CCGCCAACTTTTTCGTCAACACGATCAATGTCAGCTTGTAATTCTTTTATTTTGTCCGCATCTTGACCGCCTAAAAATGATTTTTCAAAAGCCAATTGTGCGCGCAAAAGGGTTGTTTGTATTCCGAAAATTGCTGTCTTTACTAAATTAATCGGAACCATTACTGAATTCTTTACAATGTCACCTAGGGACGTAAATTCAGACCCTGCGTCAATTATTGCATTAATCACTTTACTTACTACCGTTGACACAGTTCCAAAAGCAATACTTAAACCGTTGACGACTGCTTGATTTTGCATCAAAATTTCTAAAAACTTTTTGTACACATTTAAACCAAGACCAGCGATGAAACCCTTTGACGCTAATGATGCGCCCTTAAATCCTTTTCCAATTGCTTTAACATTCTTACCTAATTTTCCAACAGATTTGCCAACTGATTTAAAACCTTTGTCGCCTGTTTCTTGAAGGTCTTCTGTTGCATTAATATTATTTTCAATTGCCGCTTTTACTTCTTTAAGTTGGTCAATTGTTTTCTCTGCGCGAAGAATTAGTTCAATTTCAGTTTGTTTCATATTTTCTAAATTTTATTGCTTCACGCAATGTTTCGGGAATCTTATTTTTTCCTAGGGCAACATCTATATTTTGCCCACGCCAATTTTCTTCTTTGGCTATTTGTAATAAATTTAAAATATTATCTATCATGTGCAATCGGTTCCTGTGTTAACAATTGTGAATGTTCCTGTGGCTGTGATTGTGTCGTCACATAAACATTCGTTTGCTGCGGCTGTTTTTATAATATTTGATTGTGGGGGTATATCAAATGACTGTAATGTTCCTGTATTTAAAATTGTCACAGTTATTGTGTCTGTCAAACTTGGATTGTATATATTTACAAATTTAGTGCCTGTGGTTGGACATGTATCGGACACAGCTGACGTTTGTAAAGTTGAAACAATTTCTGTTTTGGGTTGTGAAGGATTGTTTGTAATTACATAAAATTTATAATATATTATATCACCCGACGACAACCCTGTAAGTCTTAAAACAGCTTCAAGCGGTGCCGTCTTACCTTTCCCACTATATAATGAAACAGAGCCCCCCGCAGTTTTTAAGGTTGTTAAATCAGACGAATTTAAATGACTAGCATTTGTCGAATGAATAAACCCATATTCAAAAACCTGTGAAACATTGGCAATTTTACCGAATACAAAAATTGTGTGTGTTAAAAATACAGCATTTGTTTCATTTGTTTTTAATGGTCCAGTGGTCAATGTCGGTTGTGTCGTGGAAACTGAAGAACTAAAGTCGTCCACAACAATGTCATTTCCGACACTTACGTCTTGCGGAACTAAGTCAGCTATTTGTTTGATGCCAAGACCGTCAACGTCACAAGATAAGTCAGCACGCAAAACAATGTTTGATGCGTCATATAAAGTCGAATCTGCGCGAACGCATGTTGCTTCAGGGTCGAAACGATCAGGAATATTTTGATCAACTTCAATGGTCCTACCAGGAACATCCGTTGTATTTATTAATTCAATCTGTGATTCGTTATTTTCAAAATTCGTCGTCAAAGTGTTGATTCGATAAATGTTGTCAAACACTCTGACTTTGTCAGCTAAGGATAAATTTAAAGTAATTGACAAGGGCAAATAAGCTTTTAATTTTGTGATTCGCCTTTGTTGATCAAATATTTCTCTTATATAATTTTCATAATACTGTGAAAAAAGTGTGACTGGAAATGATGGAAAAGTGGTTGCATTATTTTCCGTAATACCGAATTCAGAAACCTCCGCATTGAAGTTTATATTTTTACTTGTTTTATCGCCTAAAGCAATTGAATTAGACGGAAGATAAACAGATGTAACTTGCGACAAATCGCCGTCACTTTCAATCACGCCAATTGTTACGGTCTTTAAAACTGGATAAAACAGCAAAGGTTTTCCTAGTGTCGATTCTTGTTTTATGTCCGCTGACCACCCCCATTGCAAGTCCACAAAACTATCGTCTTTAATGTCTTTTAAACGTTCATATTTAAAATGTTCAAAAGGTAGTTTGATTGTATATGGTTTGCCTTCGAATTTTTCGGAAACATTATATCTTAGGGTTCCCCATTCTTGATTGAAAAGTTCTTTGTGGTTTTTTGCAAAAAAATTATCTTGACCGTCGTATCTTAAATTTATTTGTTTATACGGCAATACTGAATCTACTGTTGATTGATTTTTGTCGACGTGTTCTGTAATATCCCAAAGGTTTGTCGATTCACTATAAAATGAATCTAGTGTCTTTATTTCAATTATGCCGTCATCATTTTGAAAAGACGTCAAATTAAACATCTTAAAAAGACCAGTCAAAAAATCAATAACTTTAATGTCGGGAATCTGTTTGTAAGATTTTAAAGATACGTCAGTTAAAATTTCGACACTCCCAACAGCCAAACCATATCTGTTTGAATTTCTTTTAAATTTAATTTCAACTTCGTATGTTGAAGGAACTTGCGATTCTATTGCAAAAGAATAAACACCGTTTGTAATATCAATATCAGTTTCAACATGTTTTAAAGTTTGACTATCTCTTTTAATACCGTCGAACCTTTCAACTATGTCACTACCGTTAAAAATTATAAAATTAAATTCATCTGCGACTGAAGGCTTAACGGTGAAATCAAGCGTGACTTTTCGACGAAAATTTAAATTAATTGTCGTGTTTGTGTTTTCTTGTATTATTGCCCTGGTAGCAAAAGTTCTTCGACCTTCGTCAGTAATTTTAATATTTTCAACAATGTTGCTTGCAGTTTGTTCAGCGAATAAACCGCCTGTTTTGTTGTGAAGCCACAAATATAAATTGTAATATGATTCGTTTGTTTCATTGAAAAAATCGTCACTGAAAGTGATATTATATTCTCTTTGTATAGCTTCAATTATTGCATGCAGGCGTATTGCGGGTTTTAATTGTGATAGTTCAAGACCGTGATTTGTTTGTCCCGCTTCATAAGCAATATTGTTTTGTGCGGTTGTGTTTATATTTGACGACGAAGTTGTTGAATCATAAATTAATCTTTTCGTGTGTGTTATCAAGGGAAAAACTATTGCATCTTCAATGACCAAATTTTCAGCCGTTATGTCAAGACCGTTTGATAAGTAAGTTTTTATATTTGCGTCTGTATAATTTATATTAAAATTATCACGAAGAAATCGAAGTGAATCAAGTTTATCTTCGTTTAAAATATCTTTTAAATTTACCCCGCTTCCGAAAAACGTTAATCTGTAAGTGTGTGCAATGTTGTCTTTACGTGTTGCGCCTTCAAGTTTTATTTTACCCTCTTTAAAAAATTGGTGGTTTAAGTATAGAGCCGCATTTACTTTTCGTCTTGCATCAAATCCAATTATGTGATAATTGTGAAAATGCTTAAATATTTTATTATTGTTTTTTGATGCTGGCACATTGAAAGTCCTACTGAAATCTGTGAACACTTTTTCAATGTCGCGTACGTCTTGAATAGATTGCGTGATCGACACTGATTCATCGTCAAATAAATCTACTTGTTGACCTTCTACATAAAGCTGTAATTGCAACATTTATCTAACGTTATTAATTTTATTGAAAGCAAATTCAAAATCGATTGTGTAATTTATAAGTTTGTCGTTCACGCTAGTTTTAAAAGTCAAGCTTTTAGATTTTGGTATAATTGACAAAGTCTTATTATCTTGTCTTAAATATACATTTTCTGACAAAAACAATTCTTCTATTGAACTATTAGAATCTTCGTTTCTGAATCCTGTATTAAGTGATATTGATTTTCTTGCGTTTGTCCCGTAACGTTCTTCTTGTCCTTTATAAAGGTCATAAGAAACACTTGAATTTGAAACAGTATTTCTTTTGAATTTTTCATCATTGACATTAAATGATTCTGTTGATTTTTTAAAGAAAAACAAATCTTCATAGGCACCATATCGGTTCAAAAATGTCACTTTAAAAGCAGTATATTTCGGTTCGCAAATATTATTAATTGATATTGTTTTTAACAGTGTCGTGTCGTCTGTGTCATAAACTTGTATAGTAGAACTATTTGCAGGAATAGTGACGTATTGAATTTTTTGATTTGTGTTTCCGTCGTCTGTGATTTGTGTATCTACTGAATCAATGGTCACCTTACCAACGCCCTCTGCAAAAATTGGCAATTTTCCTGCCGTGTTTTCAGGCACATAAATTGTGTTTGCAGTAATTAAAGCGTGCCTTGAAAGTTCGGGGTTGATTTGATCTTCAAAAAAACCATATCCGTCGACCGCAATAAATGTTTCGGTCACAGGGTTTGAATAAGTCAGTGCAACTTCGTTTTCATCAAATAATGTTGTTGTGCATCTTACCCACTTTGCGTCTGAATTATAGTCATTATTAAAATCGTGTGTTATATAGTCACGAACAAGTTCTGCTATTTCAAAAAGAATTTTTGTGTCATCGCCAATGATGTCTTTTGTTATTGTATAACGCAAGTCGGTTGAAGTGTAAGAATCAACTAGACCGTCATAAACGTATAATTGTAAAACCGCTGTCTTTAAAGCCATATTAATATAATTGTGTAAATGTTTTAAAACCGCTTGAATAACGGTTGTTGTTATATTGCCAAACGCCAATAATAGAAGAACCAACCGTTTCAATAAAATAAACGTCATTTGTTTTTATGCCCCTTGTTCTTACGCTTGTGTAAATGGGGCTGAATCTTCCTATCGCATTATCTGATTCAATAAATCTTTGATTTCCTGTGCCAGGTGAAACTACGATTGCAGTCACGGACCCAACTAAATTTGATAAATCATTAAAATCAGTCGCATTTAGTCCAACATCTAAAGTATAAAAGACTGTCAATTGCGTAAAATCAGAATGGCTATTTACAACGTCTGATTGACTACCATACCCAGTTGACCCCATACCCCATCTACGATAACCAGAAACATCAACGGGATCGCGGGGGGGTTGATCTAAATTAATGTCACAGTTTATGTTTGAACCACCTGAATTTGAAAACCCTGTGCTGGGGGGTGTTATACTATAAGTTATTGTTCTAGGTGTCGAACTTGTCACTTGATCAAATGTCGTTGGGGTGTGACTTACTATTGTTCCTTGTTGTGCCGACCCGCGTAAAACAGCCCCTGATTTATATATGTTTGTTCCTGTAATATTAGCAACAGAACAAGTAAATGTTGGCAATGTGGTCGGGGCTTGTTGTGTAAAATCCTTAGAACAAATAAATGTATCACCTGCATTTGAATAACCGTCAGGGACTAAAAGATCAAAAAATAATGTCACAGTGATTGCACTGCTTCCAGTATTAGCGGTGACGCTTGTGATATGTGTGCCGCCTGAAGTTAAACTTTTAGCTGTTATTTCGGCACGACTAAACGGGTCTGTTATTGTGCCGTCCTGGGCAACTTCACCACCCTGTAAATTTGCTGTTGTGCAATCAAAAGCTGGCAAGTTTGCGACTGTGATCTGTATTGGTTGAACACCGTTACAAGTTAAAGGATCACCGTCCGACGCTTGTATGTTAATTATTTTTGTTCCGCCTAATTCAATTGTTGTAAGCGTCAAGGTGTTTCCAGTTATACTTGCGTCAATAAAATCAGGAAAAGGATTGTCAATGATATATTCAGAAACTGGATTTCCGCTTGCTGTAAAATATGAAGATAAATCTATTGTTGCCGTGTTGCCGCCTGCGTCAATTGACTGATTTGGTATTGACCCATTCGCGCTGACGCCACCTGTGCAAACAAAAGCTGACTGCGTTGCTTGAACGTTACATGTAAACGTTTTGACATCTGAATTTGTAAACCCACCAGGAATCGAAAGCGTGTATGCTATTGTTCTTAGTGTTTCGGTTGAAACTGTCGCATACTTACCATTAGAAAAACCTGAATCACTAGAAGTAAAAGACAGAATGTCACCTTGCGAAAATTCTGCGTGACTAATAAAACCGAATTGATCAATTGATAAATTTTTTCCATTTGCAACCGTGCAATCAAAAGCGATTGTTGGAACCGCTGGTTCTGTTATATCCAAATAATAGGGCGAACGAACATTTATTTTTGTTGCCATTATACGACTTGTGTTTTAATTAAAAAATCATTTAAGTCAAGGCCAAAGGCTTCTTGAACTTCTTTGTCTATATTTTTAAATTCTTCTTCAAATGAATGTGTGAAAAATTTCGATCCTTTTAATCCTTTTTTATATATGCTTGTTGCAATAGCATACTTTAAAGACTTGCGATCAATAAAACGTCCCTTCTTGTCGCGTGGTGCAATGTTTTTTTGAATTGTCCATTTGTCAAGCGAAGCGGGATTTATCATTTTAAATTTGCCCTTTTTGTATTTGTACGGCGAATTTTTTGATTCGGGATAAGTTGATTCAGAACCTTTGACACCTAAGTCCATAAATGTCCCATAGTCTTCCATATAAAATTCAAGACTAAAATAGTTTGTTGCTGACTTTGTTTGGACAACATTTAAATTGTAATCAATGGAATCGTGCAATTTGCCCGAAGAAAATTGTTTTGCTTTTTTTAATTTCATCCTTGCTTTAAGCTTAACGGCTTTTGCAAAAAGTTCTAAGGCTTGTTTTGTTCTTTTAAAATCCATTAGCAAATTGTCATATCGTTTTGAACAACAACGTCAAATGTTGCCGCCCATCCTGCAAGCTTGTTTTCAAATCTGTCAACAAAAGGTTCACAACCCACTGTGTCTTCGATTTGATATTTAGTTGAATATAAATCTCCCTTTTGTAGTTTATTTAAAACACGTGTAAGGACTGCAAGTGTCGTGTTCAAAACGTCTTGTTCGTTGTCATTTCCAATAAATTTATCAATTACTTTGTCGGTTGAAATATCTACAATGTCCATTACTAAAATTGAAATATTAAAACGCAAAACATTTGTTGCAACGTTTGTCGAATTCACTGTCATGTGACCAAGTGGAAAAAGTGTTTGTTTGTCCAAATCAACATCGTTCAAAGAACCGAATGTCACATTATTGACAAATGGTTCTGCTATTAAAGCATTCTTAATTTGGTCAGTAACATTGTAGAAAGATTTCATTTTTTATTTATTAATTTTTTTTCTAGTTCTGTTTTTTCTTTTTCAAAGGCTAAAAACATAAAACACTTGTGGACGTTTTCTTGTGTCACTTCATTGATCCTGGTAAATACCCCCCCACATAATCCATGAATGCTTGAATACCAGTTCCACTTTTTTCCAAATGTTGCCGTTGCTGAATAGTCAGTTCCGCTTGTTCCAAATAGTTCGGGATAAGATTCAATAATTCTATGCCTAAATGATAAAAAAAAACCTTGGCACCAAACACAACATTTAAGGGCATGTCTTTCATTGTTTCTGCGTTGTCAACGTTTTGATATTTTTCAATTATATATTTACCGTTTTTTTCGTGTTTAATAGGTCGATATAGAACAGCCATGGCCTTATGAATAGAATTCCAGTCGTGGAAAAAATTATCCAAATCAATATATTCACCAAGTGACATATCGTCTAAATTTGGAATGAATCCGTATTTTATTTTATTTAAATTCATTGTATTTATCAATTCACAATTTTGTTCAAATAAAGAAGATAGGTGATTTGTGATTTCAGTGATATAACTGAATTTTATTGAAGCCACATTCTTTAAATCTACATTGCAAAATATTTCAATCATTTTTTGTAAGACAAAAGAATTTTTTGCAGTGTCTTCAAAATTAAGCTTTAAAAATCTTTGATATTGACCTAAACTTATTTCAGATAAATTTTCGGGTACGTTAATTTTTACTTTCATATTATAATAATAAATTTTTTATATAAATGTATAAAACAAAAAAAAGGGGGCAAAAGCCCCCAATTAACCAAATAACAAAAATGAAAAAACTATTTAAGATATTCTTGAATGATAATGTCGATATATTTCTTCGATCTTACTTTCAAGTTCTTTGGAATTTTGTGTAAACTCCTTTTCACCAAATTTAACAATTGTTTTATTTATTTCCAAATTTAATTTAACAGGATAACCGTTTTTTTTAAAACCCTTTTGTGTTGGTTTTTGAACCACTTTAATACCGTTATACCAGCATTCATCCAAAATACGCTTATAGTCTATCATTATTTACTAGGGAAACAATTGATTTGCTAAATGACTTTTACATATAAAAATCCAAAATTCATAAATAAACACCGCGCTTATAAACGCGAAGCCAAAAAAACTAAATGTTAAAAAAATCGTTTCTATAAAAAACTTTTTCATAATTAATAAATTTGATGTTTGCAAAAATATTCGTGAATGTATTCTTCGTGATCTTGATCAGAACGGACAATGTGTTCACCGAACTTTTGACCGTATTCAAAAACCTCTGTCAAAAGTGAAACGTCATTTCCTTTGTTGTCCATAATTTCAATTATGTCCGTTTGTTTTGGGGACGTTATGACCGTGTAATCAGATTCGATTCCTTCGTCATTTGTCCATGTGTAATATTCGTGTTTGTAGTTGTACATATTATTTTTTTTTATTGTTATGATACAAAAGTAATAAACAAATTGTTAACAACAAAATATATTTCATTTTTTTAATAAATATGATATTTACCTTTATTCGGATTTTCTAGCTGCATCATGATTGCATATCTAGCGGCATCGATAGCGTGATCACCCGATAAAGGATTTGGTTTTTGTATTTTGTTGCCTGTCTTATCAGTTGACCACACATAACCGTTTAATTCTTTGATAAGGTTCTTTGACCTGGATGTGACAGATATTTTGTTTTGATTGATCAAACTTAGTCCATACATTATTGAATCCTTGCCTTTTGTTACTGCAGATATGTCATGGCCATAGGATTGCAATTCAGCAATGCTTTTTGGTTCTGCGGAATCCGCCCAAATTTGTTCTGTAATGTTGTTGTTTTTTAGGAACTGCGAAATATGTGAATTTAACATTCCTTTTTGATACAGCACTTCGTCAAAAATATAGCCTTCATTATATTTGTAAAGTCCAACAAGACATGAACTGTCTACTGAATACCCCCAGTCAAGCCCATAGCAAAGCAGACGCGCATCTTTATGTAAGTCAGGTATCTGAATCCAATCGGTGATAATTGAATCGCTTAGACGTCCTGTTTTACCGTCAAGATAAACACGAACCCATTGTTGCCACCATTCAGATTTTTTTGCTTTTTCCCTTGCAACCTTAAATTCATTCAATATACTTTCAGGAAGTGTGTCGTTGTCACGATAAGTAAGCGTGATAAAATCCACGTCTTCACGTCCTATAAGTTCGTTGTCGACCCAAAAAGGTTGCGAAGGATTCCAGTCAAGCCATATTGTTTCTGTGGTTCTTATAGCGGCTTGATTAAATGTTTCAAAGTTAAAACCTACATTACATTCGTTTATAAAAAGATGTGTCCTTCGGGCCCCTTTGATTCGATCAGGGTTTTCGTTTGAAAAAAAGTCAATTGTCGAACCGTTTGTAAAAGTGTATTTTAGAATTGTTTGATTCCATTGGCTATCACGCCATTTTCCAATTCCTTTCATTACAAGTTTAAAATCACGAACACAGCCACGCCTAAGCATTGGGAACGTTGAAGCCATTACAGACATTTCACATGCTGGTGATTTTAGACATTCGTTGATCATTACCATTAAAATACAAATGGTTTTGCCCGCAGCTGACCCACCCCTAATCAAACGGATGCGCTTCTTAAGGTAATATATTTTGTCAAATGCTTGTGTTCGTCTTATTTCCAAATTGGAATCAGGAAATGGGAATGGTTAGTCCATTTCAATAATGAAGGGGACATCTTGGTCAAGATTGATGTCCTTTGTTTCTTTAGGTTTTCCGTATCTGTATTCATGAAACAGTTTGACATATCGGAAATCCTTTTGTTTGATGCCGTCTTTTAATGCTTCAAATGCCATGTCATCAAGAGGTGACAATCGTTCAATAAGTTCTATTTCTTCAGCTTTGGGTTTGCGTCCCGCGAATCCTTTTGTTGAATGACCGCCGTTATTTCGTCGTCCGTCCATAAATTAATAAAAATTAATTATTTAAATATATAATAAAAAAAGATTGTCTTTGTTAAAATCAAAAAATTCTTAATTGGTTTTTGTGTTGTTGGTATCGTTTGACGGATGCGCTGAAATATTCTTGATCAATTTCAAATCCAGTCAAATCAAATCCAAGATTGTGACAAGCAATTGCAATCGATCCACTCCCTAGATGTGTGTCAAGAATTTTGTCGCCTTCCTTTGCGTAATTCATAAGAATCCATTCGTAAAGTTTTATTGGTTTTTGTGTCGGATGTATTCTTGTTGATCTTTGTCCAATTCCTTGAATATTATTCTTGAAGCCATAGATATTCCCGTCCCATTTATATTCGAAATATCTTGAAGTTGTATCAAAAGAAGACCAAGCCATTTCAACATCCGCCCTTTTATTGCAATGTTTTTCACTTATAAGTTTGTTCCAACAAATAAAACCTTTGCAACCATTTTTCCATAAAAAAGGGAAATAATTTCCACCCCAAATAATTTGGTTTTTTGAAACACGAAATAAATGATCGAAGTATTTTTGATCGGGCGGCCGTTGATCCCAGCTTTTATCTTTATAGTTCACCTTCACATTATTGTTTAAATTTTTTCCCATTCCTAAACCATAAGGCGGATCAACAATTGCCAAATCAAATTGATTGTCTTCGATTTCCTTCATGGCTTCCATGCAATCGCGATTGAATAAATTAATATGTGAATTCATAGTTAAAGCACATTTTTTATTCTTTTACCTACTGCCTGAACAACATCAACCGTGACAGCATTACCACACAACTTGTATCGTTGTGCATCTGACACAAGTCCTTCAGTTCCATATTGTGTCCAATTATCGGGAAATCCTTGAAGTCTTTCACATTCTATTGGTGTTAAACGTCTTATTCTTTTGTTTTTTAAAAATGTCGGTTTATTAAGTGTAAGTGTTGGTGATAATTTATTTTTACGCCATCGAAATCCTTCGTCGTATCTAAAGTCAACAATAACTAAATTGTCTTTTTGTACACTTGTAAGTGTGTTTGATACTCCCGATTGATTTATTTCCAAACGTTGTTCTGTCGGACTTCCTTTTGTCCTGTCAGAAGGATTGTCAGGATTTCGTCCACGCATTGCGCCAATGATTGCTTGATTGCAAGATGTGTCATTCGATTCAACAATAAGTTGGTTGTCAAAATTTACTCCTTTGTGATAACTTGATGTGATAGTGGCGGAAGATTCTTTCTGTTTATCATACCGTTGATTACTTTGTCCGATAGGAAATATTTGTCGTCCACTTCTTTTTCCAATATATCCGACAAGGTAGATTCTCTCTCTATTTTGGGGTAAAAACCATTTTGTATTAAGCAATTGCCATTCAAGTCGATAACCCCCAATGTTGGTAAACGCTTGCAAGATTGCCGCAAAGTCTTCGCGATTGTTGCTACTGAACGTTCCTTTAACATTTTCCCAGATAAAAAAATTTGGTCTGCATTCTTCGATAAGCCTGATTGCTTCAAGGATAAGGCTGCTTCGTTTTCCTGCCATTCCTTGACGTTTTCCAGCAAGACTAAAATCTTGACAAGGGTTTCCGAAGGTGATGGCGTTGATTCTTGAAAGTTGTGTTCCCCGAACATCTGTAATTGATCCGACATATTTTGATTTTTTAAAGTTGTTTTGATATACTGATATTGCGTGCTTGTCTATTTCTGAAAAATATGAATTGACCTTGAATCCTGCTTTTTCAAGTCCAAGGTGAAAACCACCTATTCCGCTAAATAAATCTAAAAGTGTAATTCTTTTCATTAGTAAGTAAATTCATTCAGTTCGTTGTTTCTTATTTGATAACTGTCGGACCTAGCAATAAAATACTTATCGTTTCCAAGTTCAACACGTGTTCCCTTTTTTAAAAGTTGTGCTTTGTCCAGGAATGTTGGTTTGTCGATCCAGCCGCAGACTGTGACGACTTTTTTGTATATGTTATACGTGCAAAAGATATAGGCTTCGTTATCGTATTTTATTTGTGGGGCATATACATTGTTTACTTGATCGGGTTTTGGATTACCTTTGCGGCCCATTGCTTTAATGTCAGTTTTTAAACCTTTATATAATATGTCCCAGCCCCCGTCAAAACCTTTTGATTCTACAAGCGGAAGCCCTAGAAGATGTCGTACTGAATTTTCACAAATCATGCCTGTGTACTGCATTTGTATGTTTCCGTCAGCATATCCCCTTTGTCCAAAGTTGTTATTTTCTACAAGTTGTCTTGTGTAATATGTTAACTCTTCGGAAGGAAATATTTTAATCATATTTTAGTTGTTCTGTTCTTGTTTAATTTGTAGCCTTGTTCTTGTAAGTATTTATTTTGTTTTTTTACGTTTTCTTTTAATTCTTGCAATTGATTGATTAGTGTTTTATTCTCTTGTATAAGTTTTTCATTTGCTTCTTCTAAGTTAAACAGATGACTAAGCGTGTTTTGGAAATTTTTTTCTTCGCTTTTTTGTTTTACGTATTCAACACGTGATCTTAAATTATTATACATATTTCTAATGTTTGTATAATTTTTTACGTCTTTTTGACATGATCTGATGCCGTGGATAACGGTTGCGTGATTTTTTTGGGGAACAATGGTTTTTGCAATAGCGTCAAGACTAAGTTGTGTATATTCACGACATAATGTGTAATAATACATTCGTGCTTCGACGTATTCTTTTTTCCTGCTTGTGTTTATTTCAGGGTTTAATATATCAATTTCAGTGGCGTTGATGACTATTTCTTTTATGATATTAGTGTCCATTTTATATAATTTTAATTATTTGAAGATTTTGATTCATTTATTGCTTTTAATATTCCCGCACAGGCTTCAAATTGTTGTTCCTGTTCATATATTTTTATAGTATCTTCAAGCTCTTTGATTGAAGCCCCTAAGGATATTTCTTGTAAGGCAAGAAAATAAAATTCTTGAATTACCTTTTTATTCATTTTGCTTCGCCAAAATACAGATATTGGTCAAGTGCATATTCTATTTGGTCTAAATCTTTGTTATAAAAATTTTCCATATAAAGTTGAACCGCGACTTTAAACTTACGACCACCGCGTGCAATCACTTCTTCAGGCATATCAATAAGACCCATGGAACGATTGTTTTTGTTTATATAAATAAATTTAAAATTATTTATTCCCTGGTCTTTGAAAAGTTCCAAATAAATATAAGCTTGTAAATCATAGTGCATGTTTTTAATTTTCCATTCAAAATCCTTTGGTGATACGATTCCAGTTTTTAAATCATATATTGTGTCGCCTTTAATTAAGTCGGCTTTTCCACGAACTGGATATGAAATTTCATCAACATCAATCATTCCTATCATAGGAACTTCGACATCTGCGTCTTTTCTTATATCACGAACGACTTCATTATTGTCAAGCTTACGACACCACCATTCAACAAGGCCCCTATATTTATCTTTAAAGACATTTTCGCGACCGAATTGTTTTTCTGCTTCTATGTATTCAGGTGAATTAATTCTTGGAGCATCAATAAAATGTTTTTTATAAAATTTATCAGGTTC